CTATATTTGGTGAATTCTCTATTCACCCTACTACAAAGGTCATTACCCCTGTTTCGGTGGGTTCTACTGTCATTGACGTTGATTCTACGGTAGGATTTCATACTTCTGGAACATTAGTAACAAAACATTCTGATGGCATAAGTACTAAGATAACTTATGAATCAAAGTCTCTTACTCAGTTCTATGGTTGCTCTGGAGTCACTAAAAATATTGATTCACAGCAAGATTTAAGAGTTGATGAGTTTGCATACGGATATGTTGGTGTAGGAACATCAGTTGTATGTAAAGTTAGAGTAACTGGAGTTACTGAAAAATTAAACACACATTCATTACAATTTTCATCAGAAGTTGGTGATGTTATTGAACCACAAAGCTTGGGAATAGGAATTACTAATAAAGGTGCAAATAACTGGTTCTTTAATATTGCTACTAACTTCAATGTAAAATCTTTGGAGTTATTGGATGCTTCTAACTCCACATATGGTGTTATAACTTACGATAAGCATAATTTTATACTAGGTGATAAAGCTAACATCAAAACTACAGATGGTGTAAACTTAGTATGTAATATAACTTCGATTATCAATGATAATCACTTTACAATAAACGATCAAGGTGTTTTAGACACAACAAGATATTATACTATTGAAAAAATTCTTTCTAAGGGTAATATTCAAAAATATCCTGAATTAAGCATTCAGACCACTAATGTAGAAAACATTTATTCAAAGGAGAATGCTTTATATGTTAGTTCACCATCTATTCCATCCTATCTTAATGAATCATTAGATGTTACTGATAGGTCAGTAGATGTTACAGGAACATTTAGTGGAGAGAATCTATCTATTGCAAATCATGGTTTCTATACTGGAGATTCGATAACATATAAACCTGGTGAAGGAACAAATAAATTAAACATTGTTGAAGGTGTATATTTTATCAAAAAGGTTGATTCTGATACAGTTAAATTAGCAAAGAGTAGATCTAACATCTATAATGGAAATTATATTACAGTAACAGGAACTGTAACTAATAATAGGTTTGAATTAACAAAGTTTTCAGATCAAAGACTGAAAGCTCAGCAACTTATTAGAAAAATAAAAAATCCTATTACATCATCGGTTAAGTCTGAAACAAAACCTGGTCAAACAGGAATTTTGATTAATGGTGTTGAAATATCAAACTATAAGTCAAATGATTCTGTATTTTATGGTCCTCTTGAGGAAATAGCTGTTGTTAGTGGTGGTGTTGATTATGATGTAATAAATCCACCTGTTCTAACTGTTACTGATTCTGTGGGATCAGGATGTTCTGCATTTTGTTCAGTTGAAGGTGTTTTAGAAAGAATTGAAATATTGGATGGTGGATTTGATTATGTTGATGAACCTATTATCACTATTACAGGTGGTAATGGTAAAGGAGCAAAGGCAAGTGCGAATTTATCATCTTTAGAGCATTCAGTTGAATTCAATGCATTACAAAGTGCTGGATTGGTAAACCTATCAAATAATACAGTTGCTTTTTCAACATTCCATAAATTTAGAGATGGTGAGAGTGTTATCTACAGACCAAATGGACAGACCGCTCTAGGGGGTCTCACAGACTCTGCAGCATACCATGTTTGCATTAAGGATGCATTTACCATATCACTACATAAGACCCTCCCTGATGCGATTTCAGGCATATCTAGTGTCGATCTAACATCTTATAGTACAGGTGTTCATAATTTCAGATCTACTAAGTTTAAGAAAATACTTAAGTCTATTAGTATTGGTAGTTCTGGTTCTGGATATACAAACCAAAGAGTAACTACAAATATATCAGGGATTAATACAGCTAGCAATATAGTTACTATTAAGGGTCATGGATACAATGATGGAGAAATAATTTTATATACTCCCAAATCTACTCCTATTGAAGGTTTGTCGAGTAAGAATTATATTGTATCAAAAGTAGATGATGATTCATTTAGATTAGCTGAGGTTGGAATTGGATCAACTGCTTCTAATTTCTACTTTGATAATAATACCTTTGTAGATTTAAAATCTGTTGGTTCTGGTACTCACGAATTTAATTATCCTCCAATTTCAGTAGAAGTAAAAGGAACTATAGGGGTATCTACATTAACTGGTCAAGATTTTAATGCTATTGTCCAACCAATCTTTAGAGGATCTATTGAATCCATATTCATAGAGAATGGTGGATTGGGATATGGATCTTCAGAAATATTAAACTATAATCGTCAACCAACTTTTACTTTAAAAACAGGAAGCTCTGCACAATTAAAACCAGTTATTTCAAACGGTAAGATTGTTGAAGTCTTAGTTTTAAGTTCTGGATTTGAATATAATACACCACCAACAATAAAAGTTGAGGGTTCTGGAAAGGGTGCTATATTAATACCAGTTTTAAATGCTGGTGTAATAGAATCAATTACGGTTGTTAGTGGTGGATTGGGATATAATAAAAAAGATACTAATGTTATTGTAACTGCTTCTGGATCAGAAGCTCAGTTTGAGTCAAGATCAAAACAGTGGATTCTTAATACGTTTGAGAGACTAGTTAATACTGATAAGATATCTGAAGATGATGGAGTTTTAACAGAGGGTATTAACTCTGATTTTGAAGTTGAATTTACTCATCTATACAGTCCACGTAAATTAAGAAGGTCACTTTACTCAAAACAAATTATTGATGGAAATCCAGTTAGCTTTGTAGACTTATCTCTTGAAGATGATGTAGAAGAAACTTCTAATTTCCATTCACCTTTATTTGGTTGGGCATATGATGGAAACCCAATATATGGTCCTTATGCATACACTCTCCCAACTGGTGGTGCAATAAAAATTATGAAATCTGGATACACTATAGGTGTAGTATCAGATAGACCAAATCCATTAAACGAAGCTGGACAATTAGTATTTCCAACTGGATCTTTTGTTCAGGATTATGAATTTACTGATAATGGTGATTTGGATGAACATAATGGAAGATATTGTATAACTCCAGAATATCCTAATGGAGTTTATGCTTACTTTACAACTATAGATCCTGAATCAATTGATTCTCAAGCTCCATTTAAGAACTTTAGAAGACCTCAGTTCCCATACTTTATAGGAAATACATTTAAGTCAGATCCTATTGAGTTCAACTTTGATAGGTATTCAAATCAAAAGGATCTTGATATTAATGATGGTCAGTGGTATAGAAATACTACACCTTATGGATTTCTTGATGGAAACACAAATTACAATTATCTTATAGATCCATCTAAAGATCATAAACAGAAGACTTTAGTAAAATCAATTTCTGAAGGAAAATTAGAAGCTATAGGAATTGTTACAGGTGGATTTGATTATGCCATCGATGATAGTGTTGTATTTAATAATGAGGGATCAGGTGGTGCTGGAGCTGTTGCAAAAGTTTCTGGTATTGCTGGAAAACCAATACATTCAATTAATGTTGCTAGTACTATTGTTAGCAATGTCGAGTTTGCTCCTTTCAGGGAAATAGGTGCAATTATAGGATATTCCACAAGTCCACATGGTATTAAAAATAAAGATATTGGAAGTGTTAGTGGATTATCTACAAATGTCTTTGTTAGTGGTAGTTCTTATCAAATAGGAGTACAGACTAGTAGATTCATATTGGCTAATGCGATTGGTGATGTAACTACAACTGGAATTACAACATATATTGATATTGCAAGTGGGCAATTATCATTCCCATATATCAAAGAGAACGATATCCTTGGTATTGGAACGGAAAGAGTTAGAGTCTTAAATGTAGATTCTGATAATGGTAGAATTAGAATTCTTAGAGGTGAGTCAGCAACTGCAAGTCCTGCACACCCAGCTTTTGCTAGATTAAATCAAGATCCAAGAAACTTTATTTTCTATCAACCAACACAAGCTTCTAGATTTGACTATAAGTTAAACAAGGAGATATATTTCAATCCAGTAGAATCATTATCAATAGGAACTTCTGGTATTGGACATACTATAACAATAGCAAACCCAGGTGCTGGTTCTACTCAAGTATTCCTATCTCTTTCTTCGATTTATCTTCCTGATCATGGATTGGAAACTGGTGATGAAATCATATACAATTCAAATGGTGGAGCAGTCATTGGTGTCCAAACCTTTGCTGGTGCATCGAGTTTCAATTTATCAGACAATGATAAGTTATTCGTTGCTAGAAGAAGTAAAGATGTAATTGGTATTGCTACTGTTAAGGTTGGTTTAGGTAATACAGGTGAATTTAGAGCTCAAGTTATAGATCCTTCAAAGATGCCATTATACCTTACTGGTATTGGCACTGGAACATATCATAGCTTTACAACTAATTATCAAAATGTAATTAAGGGTGAAGTTACTCAAATCGATGCGACAGTTGCGACTGCTTCTACACATGGAATGAGTATTAATGATAATATTATTATTAATGCTACCATTGGTATTACAACTACAATTACAGTTGCATATAATGATTATAATAGAAGATTAGTAATCAATCCAAGGAACTTTGTTTCTGGTAATGTATCAATATCAGAAAATACAATAACTATATTAAATCATGGATTATCTGATGGTGATAAAGTTATTCATACTGCTGGTACAGCATCTGGTGGACTTAAAGATAATCAGATTTATTTTGTATCAGTTGTTGATAGAAATAAGATAAGTCTTTGTAATGACTACTACGAAGCTATTAAATTTAATGCTTCTGTTATTGACATTACGAGTGCTTCTGCTGGAACTATAAGTCAGATCAATCCACCAATAAAAGTTCAAGCAAATCAAAAAGTTTACTTTGATTTATCAGATTCTTCATTATCATTCGGTAAGAGTGGTGTAAATTATGCTGCTTTTGATTTTAATCTTTATTTGGATGAGGATTGTAAGAATGTTTATACTAACACCTCTAATACTGCAGAATTTAATGTAACTAAGAGTGGAACTGTTGGTGTTAGTGCAGACGCTAATTTAAGCTTCCAAATTTCTAATAGTACACCTAGAAATTTATATTATAGTATGGTTCCTGTAAACCTTACTTTAAACACAGATGTTAAAAAAGAAATAGTAAAAGATTCTGAAAATATTATTGCATCATCTTCTTTGATAACTGAAAAGAATATTTTCAATAAGGTATATTCAATTTCAGGAATTGGTTCTACTACTTTTAGTTTCAATTTAACAAAAGAAGCAGGTAAAACTCTCTATATTCCAGAAGATGGTATATTTAATTATATGACCTCTTCTAGGACTACTCGTGGACCTATATCTTTGGTTAGTGTAATAAATGGAGGTCTTGGTTATAATAAAATTCCTGGTATTGATAAAGTAGCAAATTTAGGTGTTACTACTTCAAAAGGTTTTGGTGCAGTTTTAGATCCTATCAGTCTTTCTATTGGTCGTATTGAAAGTGTTGATATTCAGGATATTGGTTTTGAATATTCTGCTGATAAAACTCTGCAACCTAAAGCTTTACTTCCTCAGTACATATCCGTAGATTCTTTCTACTCTTTAAAAAATGTTGGAATTACTTCAGTTGGTAATTTCTACACTACAGCACCTGATTTGGTGGTTTTGGATGGGATAACAAAAAAACCAGTAGATGAAGTAGTTTTAAAATATACTCTAGGAGATACTCATGTTGGTATTGTAAGAAATACAGTTTCATTGAATAAAGATACTCCTACAATTATACCAGTTAATAACTCCAATGGAATTAAAATTGATTCTATGGACTTTAATCCTGGAACTAAAGATGTAACTGTTACTATAGGTGCAAGCTTTAGTGATGCTGCTGATTATCCCTTTGCAGTAGGTGAAAGTGTTTTAATTGAAAATATTAGTGTTGGTGTTGGAACAACAGGTAAAGGATACAATTCATCAAATTATAATTACAAACGATTTAAGATTCTAGCAACAGATCCAAACATTGGTGGAACATTAGGAACTGTGAGATATAGTTTAGAAGGATCTCTCTTTGATGGTAACATTCCTGGTAATTTTGATGAGGCAAATTCTTCTGGAAGAATAATACCCGAAAAGTGGTTCCCTAAATTTGGGGTAGAAATGGATATTAATGATTTTGAAAAAGGAGAAATAATCTCATCAAAATCAGCATCTGGATCGGTTCAATCATGGAATCGTTTGTCTGGTTCATTAAAGGTATCATCTCCGAGGTTATTCAATGTCGGTGAAATCATAGTTGGAGAATCATCATCAACTAAAGCTACAATAAAAGAAAGAATATCATATAATGCTCAATATAAAGTTGGATCTTCTTCTATTATAGAAAAAGGATGGAAAAGAGAAACAGGTTTCTTAAATAATAATTTACAGAGATTGCATGATAATGATTACTATCAATATTTCTCATATGCATTAAAATCAACTGTTCAGTTAGAAAAATGGGATGAATCTGTTTGTTCATTAAACCATACTGCTGGATTTAAGAAATTTAGTGATTTAGTCGTTGAAAACGATATCACACAAAATAATCAGAGTGTGGGTTTGACAACTGACCAGATAGGTAGAGTTGACTCAATAGCAAACTTAGATTCAGTATTAAGCTTGAATACCGTTCCTGATTATGACTTAGTAACAGAAAAAACTCTGAAAGTTGATGATACTACTGTTGTATCTGATGAAGTTGTATTTAAGACAAAAATACTTCAAGATTATATTGAGTCCATTGGAAACAGAGTTTTATCGATTGATGATGTAAGTTCTCAGTTTAACGATCTACCAAGAACTGATAGATTTGCTGCTGTAGACTTATTCCCATTAACTTCTGCAAGACATAAGAAATTTATTGCATATATTCAAGATACTAGATTTGGTGAAGAAAGACAGGTTTATATCATCTCTATGGTTCATAATAGTTCAACTGCGATGCTTAACCAATATGGTGGAGTATACACATACGCAGATCTTGGAACTTTTGATTTTGATATTTTAGGAGATGAAGGAAGACTTCTATTCTATCCTAAGAAGTATAGAGCAAATGATTATTTTGTAACCACATTAACTTATAATATTGCTGATACTGTTGCTGGTATAGGTTCTACTGATTTTGGTGATATTGCAAATGTTGGTAGTGCTACTTCAACTGTTGGATTGGGAGTTACTACTGCTGTAAACATTGTAGGAATAGCAAAAACCTACAGGTCTGCCAAGATAACTGTATCAGCAGCTGCAACTAATTCAGACTATCAATATTATGAAGTAGATGAGTTAACTATGGTTCATGATGGAACTAATGTTGAACTTATGGAATATGGTCAGGTAAGTTCGGACATGCCATCAAGTCCTCTTGGTTCTGCTGGAATAGGAACATTTGGGGCAACTTTATCTGGCAATTATGTCAATATTAGTTTCACTCCTAATACAGGTGTAACTACTGCAACAGGTTATCATTTTAATAGTTTGAAAATTTCAATGTCAGATACCACTTCTTCTGGAGTTGGTACTCACACATTCAATACAAGTCAAATATCTTCCAGACAAACATCTATTGCTTCTTCTACATCTCCTGTAGAGACAGTTGTTGCAGAATATTCTGATGCCTACAGAAGTGCTTATTATTTTGTAAGTATTGAAGATACTACAAATAATCAATATCAAGCATCAGAAGTATTGGTTGTTAATGATGAAAATGAGGTATACATCACTGAATATGGTGTTGTTCAAACTGGAGGTAACTTAGGTGACTTTGGTGGAAATATCACTGGAGAAAAAGTAAGACAACTAACATTCCAACCATTAGCTAATGCTAATGTCCAAGTAAGAGTTTTGCAAAGTGCAGTAGGAACTGTAAATGATTCTGTTAGTGATAACTTAATAAGCTTTACCAACGCATCTATTGATACAGGTGAAGGTGAATATTATGGAACAGAAACTGATGTTAAACGTGCATTTGAAATCAAACATAAACAATTACCAATATTCAAGAGAAACTTCTTAGGTGCTGAATCTAATGTTGTTAATCTAACTGAGAACAAAGTATTTTTACCAGATCATTATTTTGTAACTGGTGAGTCATTAACTTATGCCAATTTGGGAGCTGGTACAACTATGGCAGTTGGTATCAAGACAACAACAATTCCTGGTGTAGGATCCACTGATAAACTTCCATCAACTGTATTTGCTGTTAAGTCTGATGACTCAAATATAAAACTTGCAGCAACTGCAGAAGATGCTCTTAAAGCCAAACCAGTTGTTTTAGACATCACTGCTGTAGGAATAGGAACTTCTCATTCTCTTACTTCTAAAAATGCAAATAGCAAAGTTTTAGTAAGTCTTGATAATGTAATTCAAACTCCAGTTGTTGCTAGTGCTGTTACTACAAACTTAGCTGGTAATGTTGATTATAATATTGATAATATAACTCTTACTGGAATAACATCTATATTTGGGGGAGATCTGCTGCAAATTGATGATGAGATAATGAGAGTTGATATGGTAGGATTTGGTGCTACTAACAAGCTAAGAGTTAAGAGACCTTGGATGGGAACACAACTTGCAGCACATGATGCAGATGCAATGGTGACTAAGATTAATGGAAACTATAATATCGTTGGAAATGAAATCAATTTCTATACTGCACCTAAAGGACTTACTCCTTTAAGCACAACTGCAGCGACTCCCGATGATGTATATTGGACAGGAATTGCAACACATTCTACCTTTAATGGAAGATCGTTTATGAGATCTGGAGTAACTGGTACTTCTGACGAACCATATGCTAAGAACTTTATCTTTGATGATATATCATCAGGATTTACTGGATATAGTACTGAATTTACTTTGAAGTCCAATGGTGCAAATGTTACTGGTATTTCCTCTGATAATGCTATCATACTGATAAATCAGATTGCTCAAGGACCATCTAGGTATACTGATCCAATCAATGTTATTAGTAACTACACATTATCTGAGAACTCAGGTATTACAAGTATTCAGTTTACTGGATCTGCTTCTTCCGTAACATCAGATCCAAATACTGCTAGTGTTCCTGTTGGTGGAATTATAATATCAGTTGGATCTACTCAAGGACTAGGATATCAACCTTTAGTTGCTGCTGGTGCTACTGCTATTGTTTCTGGTCTTGGAACAATTAGTTCTGTTGCAATTGGAAATAGTGGTTCTGGATATAGATCTGGAATTCAAACTACAGTTAATGTTGGAGTTAAAACTCTAAGCACTGGTATTCCTAATATTGAGTTTATTGGTACTGCTGCTGTCAGCAATGGTAACATTGTTAGTGTTGCGATCACAAATCCTGGTGCTGGATATACTTCAACTAATCCACCTGAAGTTGTATTTGATGCACCTCTTTCATATACTGATATTCCTCTAGTTTATAGTAATAATGCTGGAGTGGGAACAGAAGCAACTGTTGATATTGTTGTGGGTGCTGCAGGTAGTGTTATTGACTTTGTTCTCAATAATCAGGGATCTGGTTATGGACAAGAAGAAATTTTAACAATTGGTGTAGGTGGAACTGTTGGAATTCCAACTGATTCTACTCTTGGTGCATCATTTAAAGAGTTTCAACTTAGTATAGAAAAAACTCAAACTAATTCATTTGCTGGATGGACTTTGGGTGACTTCTTAGTTTTAGATAACATTAGCGATCAATTTGATGGAAATAAGAGAACATTTGCTATTAAGTTGAATGGTGTTCAAAAAACAATTAAATCTAGAATTGGATCTCCTGTTAAAGTTCAAGATACTTTATTAGTCTTTATTAATGATATCCTTCAGATTCCTGGTGCTGGTTACATCTTTGATGGAGGAAGTTTTATAGAATTTACTGAAGCACCTAAAGTTGGTGATTTGATCAAATTATTATTCTATCAAGGAACAGGTGCAGTTGACGTAAGAGAAGTTGATATATTAGAGCAAGTTAAGGTCGGTGATATTATTCAATTAACAGGTGAAGAACCAAGATACAGACAAGATGGTAGATTAGTTACTAAGATAAATGCCACTGATAGTGTTGATACAAATACTTATGGTGGAAGAGGGATCAATGAAAATGAAACCTATATTAGACCAGTTACGTGGTCTAGACAAACTGAAGATAGATTTATTGATGGACAGGCTGTATCTAAAGATAGAGCTTTATATGAACCTTTGATTTTCCCTAGCACTAATTTGATACAATCAGTTGGTTTAGGTTCAACTGTAGCTTTCGTAGAAAATGTTAGAACTTTCTTCGATAATGTGAAAGAAAATCAAATTAACACAGATAGTATAAGAATCATCTCACAAGATTCTGTAGTTGCTGCTTCTGCTACTGCTGTTGTTTCTGGATTAGGAACTATTAGTTCTATTGTAATCGGAAATGGTGGTATTGGTTATACTGGTGCTCCAGAGATAACCATAGGAAATCCTGTTAGCACTGCATCTAGCTTAAGAGCATCTGCTACATCTTCCATCACTTCTGGCATAGTTACTTCTATTAGTGTGACTGTGGCTGGAACTGGTTATACTTCATCTAATCCACCTATGGTTCTAATAGCAGAACCTAAGACTTCTGGTTATGTTGAAGAAATAACTAAAACTTCTTATACTGGTGATTTTGGTATTATATCGGGTGTATCAACAACTACTGTTGGTGTTTCTACAGGAATCGTATTTGATCTTTTACTTCCAAGTGATTCTCTATTCAGAGATGCTGATGTTGTAGGAACTGCTCTTACTGTGAGTGGAATACAAACTGGATACTACTTTGTAGTATCAAATTCCAACATTGGTAATGGAGTTACCTCATTAAATAGTTCTGGATCTGTGGTTGGTTCAGGAAGCAGTTTCTTGGATAATATATATGAAGTAGCATCTGTCTCTATTGCTCAGACAAGTGCTGTTTCTATAGGACAAACTTACGTTGCGAAAGTTACTGTAAGCGTTGAAAATTATAATGGACTTACTGGTTTAGGTCATAGTGAAATATTCGGTGATTATTCTTGGGGTAGAATCTCCATAAATAATAGATCGAAAAACAAAGTATTTAATTCTTACAACAATGGTTTATTGGGTATCTCCACTTCACCTATTGTTGAAAGAGTGATGCCTTTGAAATCCACTAATTATAACGAATAAATAACTAAAAAAATAGTAAACAATGTCCGCCATTATAACTGATCAGCTTAGAATATTGAATGCTAGGAATTTTATTTCTGGTGTGACTTCGACTACTAATTCTTATTATTCTTTTGTTGGTCTACCCAATCCTAACGATTATCAGACTAATTGGGACACGGATCCTCCTGCACCCAAAGATAGCTTTGAACAAGAGGATGACTATTGGGATACAATGGTTGCATTGAAAAAGATTTCTCCTAGTGACGTTAGACAAGTAGTTAATAAGACTTCTTGGATTTCTGGTACAACATATGATATGTACAGAGGAGACATCAGTAGGACAAATACGTCTAAACCATCAGGTTCGACTAATTTATATTCTGCTAATTACTATATTGTAAATGAAGATTTTAAAGTTTATATTTGCCTTCAGAATGGAACTGATCCTGAAAATCCAAGTGGAAGACCTTCATTAGATCAACCCACATTTACTGATTTAGAACCAAGATCTGCTGGTGATAGTGGTGATGGTTATATTTGGAAGTATCTTTATACTATCAAACCAAGTGATATTGTAAAATTTGATTCTACTAATTTTATGCCAGTTCCAACAGACTGGCATACAAATACTGCAGATGCTGCGGTCAGAAACCATGCATCTACTAGTGGTGAATTAAAAATAGTTACAGTTGTCAATAGGGGAGTTGGTTTAGGAACTGCTAATAGAACCTATACTAGAGTTCCTATTTTTGGTGATGGTGAAGGTGCTGAATGTACAGTTGTTGTTAACAATGATTCTAAGATAGACACAGTTACTATTTCAAAGGGTGGATCGGGTTATACTTATGGAACTGTAGATCTAGCAAGTGGTAGTGTTCCTACAGGAAGCACTTCTCCTATTTTCAATGTTATTATTCCACCCGAAGGTGGACATGGTTCTGATATATATCGTGAATTGGGGGCAAATAAAGTTCTAGTTTATTCTAGAATTGAAAATGATAATGAGAATCCTGATTTTGTAACTGGTAATCAAATATCAAGGGTTGGTATAGTTGAAAATCCAGATGCTTTTGGATCTGTTGCTAAACTGAATTTAGATAAAGCTAGTGCAGCTTATGCACTAAAACTAGTTGGTTCTGGATACAGTACAACAACATTTGGTGCAGATAGTTTTATCACCCAAACTGTTGGGTTAGGATCTACTGCTGTAGGAAGAGTAATCTCTTATGATCAGAATACTGGTGTATTAAAATACTGGCAAGATAAAAGTCTTGTTGGATTCAATAGTGATGGTTCATTAAAAACAGATCCTACTTATGGGTTTGAATTACATAGATTTACAGCAACACCTGCTGCTAGTGGAAGTGTAACCATTTTTGGTGGAAGCACTAACTTGGGAATTGATACTGGTTACACTGGTTATACTACCTCAATAAATAATAGAACATATAACCTTGGTCAGTCATTTACCGCTGGTGTGGCTCATCCAGAAGTTAAAAAATATTCTGGAAACGTAATATATGTTGATAATAGACCTGCTATCACTAGGTCTTTAAACCAAAAAGAAGATATCAAAGTCATTTTGCAATTCTAAAGAATCATGCCACAGGAAACTAATCTCAACGTCGCTCCTTACTTTGACGATTATAGTCCGTCTGACAACTATTACAAGGTTTTATTTAAACCTGGATTTCCTGTTCAGGCTAGAGAATTAACTGGATTACAGTCAATTCTTCAGAACCAAATTGAACGCTTTGGAAATCATATTTTCAAAGATGGTAGTTCTGTAACTGGTGGTGGATTAAAATTCAACAATGCATATCCTGTTGTAAGAATTAATGTTTCTTACTCTGGTGTAGCAGTTACCCAGTATATTGATGATTTATTAGAAGCAAGGGTAGTTGGAAGTAAGTCTGGTGTAAGAGCAAAGATAAAGGCATATCTTAACTTAAATGCTTTTCCTGGTGAACCATATACTTTATTTGTAGAGTATTTGGATCCTGCAACTGATGGAGAAACTGCAGTATTTGCACCATCTGAAACTCTTTTGATTGAACGTCAGATATCTAACTCGAATGTTATAATTCAAGAAGGAGAAGGAGTTGCTACAACAACTTCCACTCTTGCCACTTCCTATGGATCTGGTTGTGTTTTATCAAAAGGTGTCTATTTTGTAAGAGGACATTTTATTGATATTCCAGAACAATCAATTATATTAGAACCTTATAGTACTACACCAACATATAAGATTGGATTAGAAGTTGTAGAAGAGATTATAAATTCGGATCTTGATAAAGACTTAACTGATAATGCATCTTCTTTTAATAACTATACTGCGCCTGGTGCAGATAGATTAAAAATAAGAGCAATCTTAACTAAGAAAAATGTAAACTCTACTCAAGCATCTAACTTTATAGAGTTGATGGAAGTAAGAGAAGGAGTTATTGCTTCTCAAAAGATTAATCCAGAGTATAATAAGTTACAGGAAGAGTTTGCTAGAAGGACATATGATGAATCTGGTGACTATTATGTTGTTCCATTTAATGTTCAACCTAAAGAAACTTTAAATGATTTTAAGGGAAATAAAGGAATATTTAACTCAGATCAATTAACATATAATAATAGTGTTCCAGCAGAAAATCTTGCAACATATAAGATTTCTCCAGGTAAAGCATATGT